CGTGGTAAGGCTAACATCCTGATTTGTTCTTCTGATGTTGCTTCTGCCCTTCAAATGGCTGGTGTACTTGATTATACACCTGCTCTTAATAGCAACAACCTTCAGGTTGATGACACAGGTAATACTTTTGCAGGTGTACTGAATGGTCGATTCCGCGTATACATTGATCCATATACTACTGGTAATTATATGACAGTAGGTTATAAGGGTTCAAATGCATTTGACGCTGGTCTCTTCTATTGCCCGTATGTTCCTCTGCAAATGGTACGTGCTGTTGATCAGAACACGTTCCAGCCAAAAATTGGCTTTAAGACTCGTTATGGTATGGTTGCTAACCCATTCCACACTGGTGGAGGCACAACTGCAGGCACTCTGACAGTTGATAGCAATGTGTACTATCGTCGTACAGTGGTATCTAACTTGCTATAATAAAAACTCTAATAGCTTTAAGCCAGAGATTTTAAAGGGACCTTCGGGTCCCTTTTTTTATATACTAAATATAGTTGACATTTTAACGCAATTGCGTATAATAGATATTGAGTTAACTATAAGGTGGTTCTAATTATGAGACTAGAAAATGATATTAAACTTGATTACAGCGATGTATTACTGAGACCAAAGAGAAGTACTTTAGGCTCAAGAAAAGAAGTTAGCTTAGAAAGAGTTTTTAAATTTCGAAATAGTGGCCAAGGATATAAAGGTATACCTATCATGGCTTCTAATATGGATGGTGTAGGCACATGGAATATGGCTGTAGCACTATCTAAAATGGAATTATTTACATGTTTAGTTAAAACATATGATCATATTCCAGTCAGTAAACATGTAGCAATCAGTACTGGAATTACTGATAATGATTCTAAAAGATTAGATAAACTCTTAAAAAATAACCCGTTTGTAGAATACATATGTATTGATGTTGCAAATGGATATAGTGAAAGATTTATAAATTTTGTACAAGAAACAAGAGAAAAGTATCCTGGTCATACTATTATAGCTGGGAATGTAGTCACGCCAGATATTACAGAGGAATTGATTTTACGTGGAGCAGACATCGTTAAAGTTGGTATTGGACCTGGCAGTGTATGCACTACTCGTATTAAAACTGGGATTGGCTATCCACAGTTGTCTGCGGTCATCGAATGTGCCGATGCTGCGCATGGTCTCGGTGGACATATTATTGCTGATGGTGGTTGTACTTCACCTGGCGATATCGTAAAAGCTTTTGCTGCAGGTGCAGATTTTGTAATGCTAGGGGGCATGCTAGCTGGACATGATGAAGGAGGTGGAGAAGTTGTAGGCCAGCATGTCAAATTTTATGGAATGTCATCAAAGGAAGCCCAGGGCGATGATTTCAAAGATTATAGAGCTAGTGAAGGACGTGTTGTTGAAGTTCCTTACCGTGGGCCCATTGACCCCACAATTCAAGATATTCTTGGTGGTCTTAGGTCTGCTTGTACTTATGTTGGGGCCCCCACTTTAAAGCAATTAAGTAAATGCGCAACATTTATTAGAGTCAATAATCAATTTAATAGAGTATTTGAAGGCTATACTAAAACATTATAAATATATAAAATATCTCTATAATGAGTAATCATATGGCTGACTTTAATAAAAATATGTTATCGCCCGTCGGGTTTTCTTTTTCTATAAAAAGATCACCAGGTATGAATTTTTTTGTACAGCGCGCTAACATTCCGGGTATTACTACAGGATCTCCAGAAATACCTACACCTCTTAAAGCTATTCCTGTTTATGGTGATCATTTAGTATACGAAGAATTGCAGATTGGATTTAAAGTAAACGAAGATCTATCTAATTATAGAGAATTACATGATTGGTTAGTAGCAATTACTTTTCCAGATAATTTTGGACAACATCAAAATATTGCAACCGCAGAAACTTTCACTGGCGAAGGCATTTATTCTGATGGAACGTTAATGATTCTTTCAAGCGCAATGAATCCTATCATCCAAGTAAACTTTAGAGATTTGATTCCTATCTCATTAAGTAGTTTAGATTTTAATACCGCAGATACTGGAATTGATTATATTGAAGCAACTGCTAGTTTTAAATACACGGGATATACCTTTACAACACTAGAATAATGTGTTATAATTATATTTTTGAATGGAATTTATATTATGTCGCTTGAAGAAATCTTTGAGTTATGGGAAAAAGATTCTGATGTAAATAGAAGTGAAATAGGTAACGCAGCTTTAGATATTGCAAAATTACATCACAAATATTATCGTATATATTCCCAAGAAAAATTAGTCCATAAAAAAATGGAATCTGATATTAAAATTCTTAAATTAGAAAAACAAGAATTTTATCAAGATGGTCCTACGGAAGAACAAATTGAAAAAGGTTGGAAACTACCTTCTAAAGGTAGAATTCTTAAAAATGATGTTACCACATATGTAGATGCAGATTCTGATATAATAGCTGCTAATTTAAAATTAGCGTATCAAAAAGAAAAATTAGAATTACTGGACTCTATTATTAAAACTATTAGTAATCGTGGTTTCCAAATTAAATCTTATATTGAATGGGAAAAGTTTAAAGTTGGCGCATGACATTTTATATACGTAAAGTCAACGCAGTCTATAATCAGATTGCTACAGATGATATGGGTGCGGCACAAGAAATGTCGGACTACTTTACGTTTAAAGTTCCAGGCTATCAATTTATGCCACAATATAAAATGAAAGTGTGGGATGGTCAAATACGATTATATAATACTGCAACTCAAATGTTATATGCAGGATTAACTAAGTATGTTGAAAAATTTTGTAAAGAACGTGGTTATAATTATGAATATGAATATGATAATTCTGCTACTAATATTTCGTTAATAGAAGCAAATGAATTTCTAGAAAAACAAAAATTTACTCTCACTCCTAGGGATTATCAGGTTACTGCTTTTTTAGATGCTGTGCGTTATAGCCGAGGTGTATTTCTTTCTCCTACTGCATCCGGAAAATCTTTTATAATTTATATGATAATGCGTTGGTATCTAAGACCAACACTTATTATTGTACCAACAACAACGCTTGTACATCAGATGTATTCTGACTTTGAATCTTATGGATTTAAATCTGAAAAATATTGTCATAAAATATTTTCTGGACAAGATAAAAACACAGATAAACCTATTGTAATTACTACGTGGCAATCTATATATAAATTAAGAAAAGATTGGTTTGAAAATTTTGATGTTGTGATTGGAGATGAAGCACATTTGTTTAAAGCTAAATCTCTTACATCTATAATGACTAAACTAGAAAATTGTGAATATAGATTTGGATTTACAGGAACACTTGATGGATCACAAACACATCAGCTAGTATTAGAAGGATTATTTGGACCAGTTAATAAAGTAACAACATCAAAAGAATTGATGGATCAAGGAACATTAGCAGATTTTAAAATTAAAATAATAACACTCAATTATCTAGATGAAATCAAAAAAGGAGTTTCTTCTTTAAAATACCAAGATGAAATGGATTTTCTTGTACAAAATGAAGAAAGAAATAATTTTATTTGTAATTTAGCAGTATCTTTAGAAGGAAATACATTATTACTTTTCCAATACGTAGAAAAACATGGTAAATTACTCGAAGAAATGATAAAAAGAAAAGTTAAAGATAGGAAAGTGTTTTTTATACACGGAGGAATTAAAGGTGAAGAACGTGATGAAATCAGACATATCGTTGAAAATGAAACCGACGCTATCATTGTTGCTAGTTATGGTACTTTTTCAACCGGAGTTAATATCAGAAACCTACATTCCGTTATATTTGCCTCTCCATCTAAATCCAAAATCAGGAATTTGCAAAGTATTGGAAGAGCGTTACGTAAATCAGATACAAAAGATTCCGCTACGTTGTATGATATCGCGGATGACTTAAGTTGGAAATCTAAAACAAACTTTACTCTGAAACATCTAATAGAACGTGTTAAAATTTATGATGATGAAAAGTTTGATTATAAAATTTATAAAGTAAAGGTAATGTAATGGAAGAATATCCTATTATCATCGTAAAATTAACAAACGGTGAACAGATCATGGGTGAACTAAGAGGAGAAAATGATCGCTGTATTGACATAGATGGCTGTCTTATGGTAGAATTAAAACATAATTTTTCCGGTGTTCCAATCATATTCATGAAAAAATATTGTCCTTGGAATGATAGCTTTATGGTAAGAATCGAACACGATTTTATTATGAATAGATTCTCAGATCCAAATCCTATGGTGTTAGATTTTTATTATAAACAATTAGAAAATCAAAGAAATATGTATAAAGATCTTAATATTAATATGAACATTAATAATGATAATGCGCCGAAACATGATATTGATATTGTTAATGAAATGTTACAACGAATGATG